CTTACGCATGGCAGGCTTGGTAAATAACATCATGTGCCAGTGCGGGGTGGCGTCGTGGTGAGGCTCTACTACGCGCATCCCATAAACGGACAGGCCACTGTCTTTGAACGCGGTGCGCATTTTGCTCCAGATCCCGCAAAGATAACGCTGTGCATCTTTCGGTGTGTAGGCCTCTTTGTCCCAGGAATGATTTCGCTGAACGCGCTTGTTATCACCTTTACCCACCATGCGGGTCGGGTGATATTTGGAAGGGGTGGTGATGGTCAGAAACATCCCAACGTCACCATTCGCGGCAGCATATTTTTCGGTGCCGGCGATAGTGCTCATCAACTCCATGCGGCGGATTTCAGGATTTGAAATACTTGCCATCACTTTGTCGATCAGACTGAAACGCTCGCCGGTTTCGATGTTTTCCAGGTCGCAACTTTTCAGGTAGTCGAGATTCGACAGACGGCGTGCACGTACTTCACGGATAGCCTGCTTACTGGCATACGGGGAAGCGTCACGGTTCACTTTGCCGATGGCGATAAGCAAAGATTCACGCCAGCGGGTGCGCTGGCCTTTCAACTGACTTAACCACCAATCCGGATTAACCAGGCGTGACAAACCTGCAACAGCAGACACGGCATCCAGTTTTCCTTTGCAGTATTTCTTCCAGTACATCGGCGTGACGTTGAAAGCGCGAGCCATTCCGGCGATTTCACCGTATAGGTGGCCTTGCGTGAAAGCTGAGAAAAGCGCTGTATTATCTCCGCCGTTTTCTTCCAGCAATTGATCGCAATAGTCTTCATAGATTTCTTTCAGTTGTACGGCGATATCCTGGGCGAACCGGCGCAGCGGTTTATCGCTCATGCTCGGCAACAGATGATAGGTATCGGCTTCAGACATAAACTTCATGGAGACATGAAGATTCATTTCGTTTGCTGAATTGACAGCATCCACACGCGGTAGAATGCTGCGCCCAAGGGTATAAACCAGGTATTTATTTGCCGCGTGGATGCCCTGAGTTTTCAGCAGATACGCATGGCGCCCTGTGAAAATTTCTCGCAGATCAGTAGAGAGGGTTTTTACTTTGATTAAAACGGCTTGCCCCTGATCGTATTCATCACGGGTAAGCGGTCTTTCAGGACCAGAAACGGCCTGGCGTGGTTTGTTCCAAGAAAACGCCCAGGCTTCAGGCGTTTCAATTTGGGGAGTGAAGCGGCTTGTCTGCATTACATGCCGTCTTTGAGATCAATGACCAGATAGCCCGCATTGATAGCGGCCAATACAAGCAACACCACCGCGAATATGATCACTGGTTGCCTCGGTAGTGTTTGGCATTGAGTTCACTAAGTTCTTTGCAATACACGCAAAACTCGACACCAGGCAGAGCTGCGCGGCGTGCTTCGGGAATTGGGCGATCACAATCAAGGCAGAACATTGCGGAAACGCCCGCAACTGGGGCGCGGGCAGCTTGGATTTGTACAGCCAGAATCAGGTCTGCACGTTCCTGAGCGGAGTCGATAACATCAGCCATTTGCCACCTCCGGCTGTTGCAGTTTTACCAGGGCAGCAAATACCAGATCAGCAGCGCGGTTGTACTCATTGCGCATTGATGCCGCGCTGGTGACTTTCTTAGCCCATATGGCGCGATCAACACAGCGGTTGATGAATTCGGTAGCAAGGGAAAACCACAACTGGAATACAGCCAGCGTGGAGCAATACTGTGTACGGGTTTCTTTATCTGTCTTGATTTCAGCCAGAATCAGGTCGCCGTTCTTTTTAGGGATAATGGTGAATGCCAGATCAATATCGACGCGCTTCGCCATTGCTTCCGCCATCTCAGGCGTAACTTCTTCGTGTTTCATCATTAGTGCAGGTCTCCCGATTCGTTTTGAATGCGGGTAGCTTCCTGGCGTAATGCTTCGGCAGCTTCGGTTCCGGTCATTTCTTTCTGCATGATGAAACAGGCGATAGCCTCAAGACGCGACGCAAAAACAACGGCTCTGTTTGCGCGTTCTTCGCGGCGGGCATCATCCAGCATTAATGTCAGATCAAGGATGATTCCGGTGCTGTCACCTTCCGAGGAAGCCAGATCAAAACCGACAATGGGCAAACCTGCAAAGCCGTGTCGGAATTTATTAATCATTTCTTTCATCTATAAAACTCCTGTTTTTGGGCAAAAGAATGCCCGGCGGGTTTACGCCAATTAATTTCAATTCGGGTTAATGTTTAATATTTATTCTGCAATCATCTTCATTGATAATTTTCGGTAGTGATTCAGTTAAACCAAGTAAAGAATTTAGCGCCGCAACCACTTGATGCCTTTCAGTCGGCGTTAATTCTGCAAACTTCATTTCAACATGGCGGCTTTTCAGGCCAGCATGAAAGCAGATTGTTTTACGCATATGCAGCGGCTGACTATCAAATGTTTCCTGCGCTACATTCTTTTTTAGTTTCTGTAATTCTAATTTCCTGCTGTGCTGCAACATTCCTTTAAATTTAGAGATATGCTTCTTCCCTACTTCTATACGTTCCTCATTAACTACAAACATAAACACCTCAACTAAACAGGCGCTTTAAAAGCGGCTTTGTATTTCTCACAGCCTGTGGGGCAGTGGCTTTTAAAATTGAAGGATTCCAACGTTTCCCGCCTGGTAGCTCAATGCAACCGTGACCGAAATGGCGTAGAGGACTTTGCTGTTTTAGCAGCGGAGCAATTGAGATCGGCATATTCAGACCATCCCATTAGTGGCGACACTGGCGACAGCCCCAACGACAGAGGCAAGAGCAGGTGAAGCCTCTACGCGTCCCTGCATCGCTAAACCGATTAGCGAAAGATGACGAATACCAGCATTAACACTTTCGATAATTGAGTTTTTCACCTGACGTGTCTGCCGCTCCGTTGATGCAGCACCCGCAGCAACTGAACCCAGGGCAGCAGTGGCTTGAAGTGTGTAGGTAGCAATATTCTCCTCCGCCAACTCATTCACGGGAACAGCAGGCATACATTTCATCTGTGCCAGCAATCCATCGATCAGGGTTGCGTCTTCGGTAGCATCAGTGATTACTGCAATCTCAATGGCTGTGAGCTGATGCACCTGGTCAGGATTCAGCTTGTTACGCAGAGTCTGTTCTTTCATTCCAATAGTGCGAGCAAGTTTTGACAGGTTGTGACGAACTGAAAAAGCGCGGCACGCGTTATCAAAGTGTGGCTGGTTGGAAACCTGAAAATCAAACATGTTTACCTCTCATAATTCACTTAATGTGAATTAAGCACCAATTATGATTTGAAAGCGTGAATGACCAAGATTCTTTTTGGCTTCCATTTCTTTATAACGAGCGTAAAGAATTTTGATTGGACCACCGGCACGCTTGTTACCTTTCTTGATGGTGCGCGGTTCGATAGGAATGCGAGGATTTTCGCCGGTTGTCTGACGATAAACGGTGCGAACGGATACACCTTCGAGAGCTGCGAATTCTTCTGGATGCACTGTTGCACGAGGGATCTTGATTGTAATGAGTGTGGTCATAATGCATTATTTCCTTTTTAGTGACTTATTTGTCATTGATTGCCATCGTTTGCCAACTCAAGCCGCCAATGACTTAGGTTTAACGGAAATTTACTACCCAATTGAGTAGTAGTCAACAGGGTTTATCGAAATGATAGTTGATGATTCAGAAATGAATAACGTCGAAGTGCTTAATCGTATATGTGAGGCTTATGGATTTTCTCAGAAAATTCAGTTAGCTAAGCATTTCAAGATTGCCGCCAGTTCCCTGTCAAACCGCTATACAAGAGGAGCAATTTCTTATGATTTTGCCGCACATTGCAGTCTTGAGACTGGAACGAGCCTGCGCTGGCTTCTGACAGGTAATGGTGAGCCGCTTTCGAAAGAAATCATTCAAAATGAATCAAACCTGATCGATTTATTCACTTTAAGTGAAGGAAAACTTGAAGAGTTGGGTTTTATCGAGGCTGGAAAACTCTTATTCAGCAAGCCAGTGGTCACCCCTATTGCGGTGAAGACCGAGGGTAAAATTTATTTCATTGATAAAAGCTCAACGTTATCTGACGGCATATGGCTAATTGATATTGAAGGGAGTGTCAGCATTCGTGAACTTACCTTATTGCCTGCAAGAAAATTACATGTTGCAGGCGGCAAAGTTCCTTTTGAATGTGGCATTGACGAGATCAAAACGCTGGGTCGTGTAATAGGGATTTATACAGAGGTTAACTGATGGCGATCAGAAAACAGGCTGATGGATGGTGGTTATGCGAGCTTTATCCGAACGGAGCAAAGGGTAAACGTATACGGAAAAAATTTGCTACTAAGGGCGAAGCGATAGCGTTTGAACAGCACACCATCACCAAACCCTGGCAAGAAGAAAAGGATGATGATCGCACGTTGCTGGATCTGATAAAAGCCTGGTACTCAGCTCACGGCATAACCTTAAAAGATGGCGAACGGCGTCAGGATGCCATGACTCATGCTTATGAATGCATGGGGCAACCTTTAGCCAGGGAATTTGATGCCCAGATGTTCTCACGCTATCGCGAAAAACGCCTTTCGGGTGATTACTCGCGGTCCAATAGAGTTAAGAAAGTAGCGCCTCGAACCATTAATCTTGAACTGGCATATTTCAGAGCAGTTTTTAATGAGCTTGGTCGCTTGGGTGAATGGAAAGGAGGTAACCCGATCAAGAATGTACGCCCTTTCCGTACAGAAGAAAGCGAGATGACTTTTTTAACGAAAGAACAAATCGGACAGTTGCTAGAGGAGTGCGGCAGAGAAAACAATACTGACCTCGTTTGCATCGTTAAGTTATGCCTATCCACAGGAGCGCGCTGGTCAGAGGCTGAAGAACTGAATAAAAGTCAGGTCACTAAATATAAAGTCACTTATACCAAAACCAAAGGTCGAAAAAATAGAACTATCCCTATAAGTGAAGCTCTTCACGACTCGTTACCAGAAGTGAAAAAAGGCAGGTTATTTAAAAACTGCTATGGAGCGTTTCGTTCCGCACTTGAACGAACTGATATTGAACTGCCAGCCGGCCAACTAACACACGTTTTGCGCCACACTTTCGCATCTCACTTTATGATGAATGGAGGGAATATTTTAGTATTGCAACGGGTTCTCGGTCACACAGATATCAAAATGACAATGAGATACTCTCATTTTGCTCCGGAGCATCTTGGAGAAGCATTAAGACTCAACCCTTTATCAAGTACCTAATGTTAGAACGTTCTTTCTTGGGTGCATTTACCTGGTCCTCTTCGATTGAGCGCACAATACACACGCCTGGCTGTTGTGAGGGAGAGGCTGTTTTTATAAATCAATGCCATATAGAGCTATTGGGCTGCTAACGGGCATAAAATTGTTAAGCAAGAACCCACTCTAAATGAAATGATAACATCAGGTAAATACTATCAGTACACTGTTTATCGAACGACCGGCACATGTAATGAAGTCACATGATAAGAAATGGTGAGCTAGATATGTTACTGGTAACACTTGGCTTTTTCCTAAAACACAGAAACCTCTTTGCAGCACAAATAGTTTTAGATTTTAATTGCTAGTTTTTGGTTACAGCCACCCCGAATTTCAGCTAAGATTGATAAAAATAAAAACTAACTACGGACGACTTAACGATGCACACAGTTCACATGTCTTCATTTAGAGTTTTGCTCAAAGCGAGAGCGAGGAAATCATTCAAGCTTGGAGCATTAAATAACAATCAGAATATAAATGCTTATGAGATAACAAAGCAGATACTTAAAAGTAATACAAATGTACCTCTCGAGGATAAAGATACTAAACTCATAGTCTCTATTCCCTCTGGAAGCCTAACGTTTGATGATAAAAAAAGAATAATATATGGGTATGTTAATGCGGGCCGCTATGGCGAGAATTATACTGTAAGACAAAAAATGTTATCATCACCAAACCATAAAAAAGTAAATCATGATGAGGTTACAGAAAAAAGAAGATATATTTTTATATACCTTCCGGATAGTTTGGATACTGGAGTAGTGGCATTTCACGATACATCAAGATTGAATGCTAGAATTCCAATTAAGCGTATAATAGAAAATGGCTTTCTTGCTCAGACGCCACCATTAGAAGCCCGTGTGCGGCCTTTATTACATGAAGAT